GAATCAGAAAGTTCATCTCTCACGACTTGGGATTTAAGAAATAAAATTGGAGAAGAATGTAGAAAGGTGTATCGGTGGTTTTGGATTTCGTTTATGTTCCCAGTAGAAGGATACGTTCTTGGTAAGACAGACGACGAAGGCGAAAACGAATTAGACTATGTAAAATTTACTTATGTAGTTAACGATGACGGGACTATTTCTGTGGGAGAACCAGAAATGGTATCTTTAGTAGTAAATGTTTCACAGATTAATTCAGAAATATCTTCAAAAAACGAGGCAATTGTCAGCGCAAATTCTGAAATACAGCGATTGATCGCCGAGAATGAAAAGCTTCTGTCTTATAAGGAAAGATGTGAAAAAGAAGATGCTGATAAGGAAGCTTCTGAATTATCGGAGAAAAGAGAAAAATTAAAAGAATATGCTTTAAGTTCAAAACAGATTACAAAAGCAGAACTTGAAACAGATGAGTTCAAGACAATTATTAGTGAGTTAGATGAGGCAAAATTAAAGTCAATCGTAGCGGATCGAGTTGTAGCTTCTCTTACTAATGGTAAAAATGTTAAAGTTGAAACTTCTGAAATAGAAACAATTCCAATGCCAAAAGCTAACATTGCTGAAGTTGAAGAAGTTCTTGACTATAAAGATGCAATTAAATCATTTTTAAGCAAATAATAGGAGGAAAAAACATGTATAGAGTCTTACAGGGTAATAGTGGAAAGGTTGCAGACGCAACATATTTAGCTGGCGCAGCAATGAAAAGAGGACAGTTGGTTGTAAAAGGGACTGATGGTGAAGTTAATTTTCCCGCAGCCGCAACAGATAAGAATGTATTTTTTGTAGGTAAAGAATTTATTGCTACTGGAGTAAATGGAGATAGAGATCTTCCAGATTATGATGACGTTTTTGAAAATATCGCCGATGGAGAAGGTGTTGTAACAGAGAAGCTGGTTTCTCCTGAAAGATATTTTACAGATCAGACCACCGGAACGTTTTCAGTTGGTGGGTATGCATTGGTTGGAACAGACGGTAAATTGGTTGCTACTACCGTTGCTTCTAAATTTCAGGTTGCAAATACCGCATATACTGATTGTGGAACGCATACTGGGATTGCATTTGATGTTCTTGATTAATTTAATATTTGACACTTTGGAAAGACGCTTATGCGTCTTATTTTATTGAAAAAATTAACGGAGGTAAAAACATGGCAGTAAAGAGCGAAGTTGCTGAATTAATGAATAAAAGCGGCAGGGTATATGAAGTAGCAGAAAAGGTAGTTGGAAAGTGTAATTTAACAAGTGAAGATAAAGAAATTTCTGAGGTTATTGACGCTTGGGCAAAGCAGATCGGACAGACAGGAAACGATGAGGGCCATGAAATTTCTCAGCTTATCTTAAAGACCATTACAGATCCTGTATATGATAAGCCAGACGATATTATCAATATGATGTTTGATAGAGATTCCATTGGAGAGTTTGACGATTATGAGATTGATAAAACACCAAAGAATACTTTAATGGCGTTTGATGCTGTTAAGGGCGGAAACGTAAATAAATCCTATGTAGATGGTTCTATTTTAAAGCCTACTTGGAAAATGGCACAAGTAGAGACAGAACTTACATATGGTCAGCTCAGACGTAACGGATTTAAGTCTATTGCTCAGATGGCTGTTTTTGCAAAAGAATCTATGGATAATAAAAAGATTAAGGATGCATTTACGGCATTAGATGCCGCCATTACTGGTGGTGATCAGGTAATTGCTGTAACAGGAGGTGTATCTGCGCTTACCGTTGCAAACATGGACGCTTTAGCTCTTTATATTATGGATATGATTGATGCTGGAGATACAGCATTCGCATTTGCATTAAACAAATATGCTCAGCAGATGGCTAAGTTACAGGGTTCAAATTCATATATGAGTGATAATATGAAGGACGCTTATAACAGATACGGACTTGCAAAAGAATACAATGGTCTGTTAATTGGTGGCTTCTCTGGTCAGAAGAAAGCGGCTGATGGAGAACTTCTGGTACCCGATAAGAGGATCTTCGGAGTTGCGGGTAAAATTGGTATTATCTGTGATAGAGGTGAATTAAGAGTTTATCAGGATATGGATAATAACAAAGAAAAAGTTAGCCTTAAATTTACTGGTTATGAGTATGGTATTAAAGTTACTCGTTCCGATAAGGTTGCAAAGATCACATTCTCAGCGTAATTAAAAACAAGAGAGCGGATTAAGTCTGCTCTCTTAATACAAAAAAGAAAGAGGGAATATTTTTGAGTTTAAAGGACAGTTCATTTGTTGATGTATATAACTATAATCCATTTGTTTTATCTGTTGGAGATAAAATGCTTCCGCCTTGTTACGATTATGACACTCCCACGTTTGATACTATTACAGTTAGTGAATTATCATACATAAATTCAAATTCACCAAGTATAAGGAATGGATTAGTATGTTTTAACAAGGACGATGAAGACGAAATATATGCCGAATTAAAAGTAGATAAGGCAAAAATCTTATTCAACGAAGACATTGAAGACATAATTCTCAATCCAACAAAAGAAAAATTACAAAAATTAATCGAAGTCACCGACAGCTCTGTGTTTGATCGAGTGGTTACAATTCATCAGGGATTGATCAGTTCTGGAGCTTATGATATTTCAAACAGAGTTTCAAGCGTAATTGAGGCCAGACAAAAAGAATTTAGAAAAAGCATTATTAGTTCTAAGATCCAATTAGTCAATAAGGAAGTATCACCAAAAATCGATGTAGAAGATGTAAAGGCTCAAAATGCATTCTTACAGGAGCAATTAGATCAAATGAAAGAAATGATGGCTCAATTATTGGCAAATCAGGCTACTAACACGACTGTTGTTGCAAAGGATTTAGAGGAAAAGCCCAAGGCTACCCGTGGCAGAAAACCAAAATCTGAAACTGAATAATAAAAAGAAAGTTGGTGAAACATTGTGCTGAGTTACGAGGTGTTGTATAAAGCTTTCTTCGATAGAATTGAAAAAGATAAAGCTTTCTTCAATTATAACGGAGTTACCGCTGAAAATGCATTAATCTTAGCTAAAACAAGGGCTAAGAATTATTTAAACGAAGCCATAAGTTTGCTAAAATTAAAATGCACTCTTGAAATAGATATACAACTCAATGATGATTCAGAGGAAATCAATGTTGAACTAAATGGAGTGCAAACGAGTTTAGAAGGAACTGAGATATACTTAATCGCATCTATAATGTATGAGATTTATTTATCAAGAGATATTTCAACATTAAAAACAATGATTAACTCTCTCACTTCTTCTGACATAAAAATGTTATACGCCCCATCAAACGAGAGAAAAACATTTATGGATATGTTTACCTCTGTTCAGATGAACAATTTAATTTTAATAGATAACTATAATGGTAGGAATCGATCTTCTGGAAACAGAAAAGTTATAGACTATAGCAAATATGCTATTTAAGGCGGTGATTATATGGCTATAGATATAGATTATTATTTAAAAATACAAAACATGTATAATTGTTCTGATTTGAGAGATTCTCAAAGATACGAAATGAAAATAAATCTCAATAATGATTTCAATAATACATTGTACGCTTACTCTGTTTTAGTTGGTGGAGTTTCACAAGATCTTACCATTATTAAGACTCAAGATTTTAATATAAAAAAAATAAAGTCAAGACCTGGAGAGTATTTTTATTCAGGACAAATAGTCCAATGGGCGAATGCATTTTGGTTAATAGAAGAATTTGATTCAAATACAGATCTTTTAACTTATGGGAAGATGCATGAATGTAACTATCTTTTAAAGTGGCAAAATGCATCAGGGACGGTTGTTGAGCGTCATTGCGTAGAAAGCAGAATATCTACTGTTGGTATAGATGAAAACAAGGTAATTGAGATAGGCAAGAAGCAGTCAAAACTACTCATACCATACGATTCAGAAACCATAAAATTGCGGGTTGGAAAGAGATTCTATATAGACAATAATACAGAAAATCCAACTCCATATGAGATAACTCTTGCAAACACAACACAGTATGTAAAAAATGGTCACGGATATTTAGAGTTTGTAGTGACAGAGACAGCTACTATCCCAGCAGTTGATAGACCTGATCTTATGTTATGCAACTACATCTCTCCCACTATGCCACCCGATCCAGAGCCTACAACAAAGGCACACATTGCCTCAATCTCATATACACAACCAGAAGTCGCGGCAGGTTCAAAATTTGGACGTAACTTTACAGCGGTATTTAAAGACACTGACGGAAATGTGGTTACTACTCTCACACCGAAATGGACAATTACGGCTGATTTTATGGATAAGATCACAGCAACTGAATACCCAGGCTATATTAAGATAGTCACAACGGACACAAGTCTGATTGATGAAACTTTTCTACTGAAATTAGAAGCAACTGACGACTCAGCGGAACCAATTGAAATGACAATTTTAATTACATCAATATACGGATAAGGAGGTGTGGCTTTGGCAAATAGTTCCGTTGTAACAGAAGTAAAAGACAATATAATCAATGCAATGATTGACGATGAGACAATTATTTTAGCCATTGACTCACCTGACTACGACACTCCGAGTGATTATATTGGTACGCATATTTTTAGGTATAACAAGAATCCAAAATTGATAACAAAAAGTACTACATTTATAACGGTGATGGTTCATACAAAAGCGAGGGATAGGAATGGAACTTATGTGACTCCTACTCTTGAAATATGGATCTATTCTCATAATGAACATATGGAGTTGAGGAGGGGTGAATTTCCAGGAATAACAGACAATCGGAATGATTATATCTCAAAACTACTAGATCAAAAATTCAATGGACAATCCGGATATGGTGCCATTGGTGTGTGGAAACTCATGTCGAATATCGAGGGTGTCTATAATGATGATTTTATGTTTAGAAAAATAATATATGAAAACGTAGATGTGAATAATTCGTTTTGCGGGGTAAATTGATATGGAAAATTTACTTGGACTAGACGAGTTACAGATTTATAGGGGTTCAGATATTACAATTGTTCCTGGTATAACTATTCATCAACCAACTTTGGGGGAGATTTGTGACTTTGGAGAAAAGAAATATTTTTCAATGATTCATAGTTTTACTTCTGTTGGAGCTGATATGAAGTGGCAATTGTGGGACGCTGGAATTGATTATACTAAAATTACCGATTATGAATTATTTTATAATTTGTTAGTGAAAAATGTATCAGATGACGATACTAATCTGGTGTTTGGGGATTTAGACTTTAAAAAGTTTAAAATATATGAACAAACAAAAGATGGCGTTTCAGAGACTGTGTTATACAATAAAGATAACGATATAATCATTAATGAATATGTATATACAATGATCGTGTCGACTTTAAGAGAGATACATAAAATCAAAAGAAACGATGAGGTACCTGGAACTACATCAACAAAACTGGCTCTAATTGAAGACGCGAGAGACGAATATAACATTAATAAAAATAAAAAATATCAATCATATCTTAAAAACCTGATATCAGCAATGACAAATAGCGAAGGATTTAAATATAATCACTCAAGCGTTTGGGATATGAAAATAAATGCTTTTATGGACGCAGTTCGTCGCGTCATTAAAATAAGAGATGCCTTTATATTATACCAGAGTGGACATTTCGCTTATGGTGTTGATTTAAAGAAGATAGATAACAAGAAACTTGACTGGATAGGAGAACTCGATTGAGGTCTTCTTTTTTTTATGTCAAAAATTAAAGGAGGAAAATAATTATGGCATTTAATCCTAATGAATTGATTCTTGAGAGAATCAGATCCGTAGAGGAATACGATATTTCAACGGGTGAAATCCTTGGAAGATACACTCAGATTGAAAGTCCTACACTTACAACCACAGCAACTGGAACAGATGTTGTAGATGCAATGGGAAGCCCGATCACAACCTTTTACAACGCGCAACAGGGAACATTTGAGTTTACAAACTCTTTATTTTCTCTTGATTTAGCCGCAAGCCAGTATGGTACAACTAAAACGGTGGCAGATGTAGGAAGTGAAATTGAAGTTCCAGTGTCAGAAGTAATTACACTTAGCGGAACATACACAGCGGTTCTGAGCTATGTCCCAGTTGGAACGGCTGGCGCAGAGGTAAAATATGCAACTGTAATCAGTGACGCAAATGAATTTGGCACTACATACGAAGTTTCTGCAACTGCTGGCGCGGGCAAGTTCACTCTTGACGCAGCTACAAAAACTCTTACTTTCCCAGATGGCACTACCGGAAAGGTGTTTGTAAATTATGTAAGAAAATCTTCTACTGCTGTAAGTGTTGCAAAGACAACTGATGCAGTTCCCGAAACAAAGACACTTTTGATTCATGCCATTTTCCATGACAAATGTAACACAAACACTGTATACGCTGGCATAATTAGATGTCCTAGGGCGCAGATTGATCCGTCAAGCGTTGCAATTGGATTACAGTCTGACAGCAAACATGCTGCTTCTTATAAGTTACAGAAGGCATATTGTGATAGTACTGCAAAACTGTTTGATATTATTGTTGCACAGGATTAATAAAAATATGGAGAGTTGCTTAACCGCGCTCTCCTACTAACGAGGTGAACATGTCAAAAGAAAATTTAAATGCAACATGCTCAATATGCGGTAAAAAATATCACATGTGTGTTACGTGCAGTGAAGTAAAAAGTTTTATGCCGTGGCGTACAATTGTTGATACCGTAAATTGTTATAAGATATTTCTAATTTTAAGAGATTATACTAATAAATCAAAAACAAAAGAAAGCGCGAAAGCTGATTTAGAGAAATGTGATTTATCTGAAATTAGCACTTTTATACCAGAGGTAAAATCTGCCGTTGAAGAAATATTAAAAGATGTAGTGCGAATTAAAAAGATTAAAACATTACCTGTAGAAGAAAAGGATAATGTTTATGAAAATGAATAGTGATTATAAGACCGAAAATTTATGGGATTATGCTTATATCACTATTTTTAGTTGATGTTTGTATAATCCCATTTTTTTTTACGATTATAGATTAGAGGTGATTTTATAAAAGAATACTCTGAGGTTTTTGGAAAGTCATATGAACTTGAAGATGGAATAAATATTATAAATACAAAACAGGCGGGAATGTATATTAAAAATAATGTTCCTTTACTTGATTTGTTTTGGTCTAAGGATACGCTTGTATTTACTTTTGATAAGAAGGTAAGTAAACAAGCATATGAACTATGGAAAAAACATGAACTAAAATAAATTATAGGTTGCTCAAGACAATGAGCATAAAGGTGTAAGAAATACCTGTGATGATGTACTGTTAAGCGAAAAATAGTCAGGATAAGTCGAGCACTCTCCTATCCTATTATAAGGAGGAAAATATGAGTAAGATTAATTTAAAAGGCATTACAAAAGAGGCATTAATTAATGTATTTATCTTATTACTGGCGTTAGTAAATGCTATTTTACAGATGTTAGGATTAAATGTGTTACCAATAGAAAATAAGGATTTATCTGAAATTATCTCTATTCTGTTTTTAATTGCTACTACTTTATACAATACATATAAAAACAGAAACGTAAGTACTGCAAGTCAGATTGCGCAGCAAGTCACTGATTCCATTAAGAATGGTGAGGTATTAATTGAGGAAGTAGAAGAACTTTTAGATAAAGTTAAAAAGTAAATAGAGATGTATTTTAAGGATTACGAGGTAACCGAATGGAAAATAGCAATATGGATTTGGCTGTCAGATTAGAGAAGGTTGATTCCAGATCTCGCGCCAATGAGCATAGGATTGATAAAGTTGAAGCGGGCATGGAAAAAATACAAGATACGCAGATAACTCTTGTAAAACTCGCTAACGGTATAGATAAAATGGCAGAACAATTAGTTGACATGAAAGAAGATATTAAAGATGTAAAATCTGGACAAGGGGAACTTTCAGAGGAAGTAAACGCTTTAAAGAACAAACCAGCAATTGAAACAAAAAAGAAATGGGATAATACTCAGGATAAGGCCACGTGGATCTTCGTGGGTGGAATCGTAACGTGGTTATTATCTCAGATTATCCCCAATATACACTGGTAATTATTATGAGCAGGTCTTAGCGGATCTGCTCTTCTGTTATGTTAAGGAGATGAGACAATTTGAATGAATTGAAGTTGATAAGTCCGATACCTGTTTCGGTTAATCATTACATTAAACCGCGCACATTTATTACATTAAAAGGTAAAACTCCAATTGCAAACGTGACAATGTATGAAACAAAAGAAGCCAAAGATTATAAAAAGAAATTTAAAAAATATGTACTTGAAGAAATAAAAAAACAGAACTATATTCTTACTCCCACTAAGACACAGCATTTCTATATAGACTGTGTTTTTTATTTTGAAAGAACTGACCAAGACCCAAATAATTATTTCAAACTACCACTAGATGCAATTACAGAAACTCAACTAATATGGCTCGATGATAACACTACCTGTGAAAGGGTTAATGCGATTTACTATGATTCTAAAAATCCTCGCATTGAAATTATCATAAAGCCCGTTGACTATGTGGGAATATTTCCCACCGTCAATCATCTTAATGAATTTAAGAGCAAATGTACTACATGCTCAAGGAATAAAAGAAATTGCTCTATATTAAATAAAGCAATCGAAGGAAGAATTCAGGAAGAAATTAGCGAAGGAATTTGTAAAAAATATAAAGAGGTAAAAAATGATATATAGAGGTGAAAATATTTATACAGTTTATATTCACACAAATAAAATAAACAATAAGAGATATGTTGGGATAACGCGAGTTAAACCAAGTGAAAGATGGAAGAAGAATGGTAGAGGCTATAAAAATAATCACCATTTTTGGAACTCTATACAAAAATATGGTTGGGATAATTTTGAGCATGAAATCATAGCAAATAATATAACACACGAAGAAGCTAAGAACTTCGAAACAAAACTAATAGCGTTATTGAATACTCAATCACCTCATTGTGGATATAATATTTCAAAGGGTGGAGATGGCGGCGGATATGAAATATCAAAGTCAACAAGAAAAAAGATGAGTCGCGCAAGAAAAGGGAAATATACTGGAATAAACAATCCTATGTTTGGAAGATCTCCTTCTGAAAGAATGGATAAAAATACATATGAAAAGTGGCTATATAAGCATACGCACGCCAAAGAGTTGGGTATAAAGTTCACATCTAAGAAAATAATATGTATAACAACTAATGAAATATTTGAGAGCATTGCCGAAGCAAGTAGAAAATATAACATTATGCATAGTGATATTAGTTCTTGTTGCAACAGGAAGTTGTGTTCAGCCGGTAGA